CTATTATATCCTGTTCAGCTCCAAATTCTCTATTTATTTCATATTCATTTAAAAGATTAATATCTTGAACTGAATAATCTTGGGTTTGGAGATTATTAGATGCTATATTTGATATGTTGGTTGATTCTGCCATTAGATATTAGTACTCAAATTAACTAATTCTTGTTGTGCTGAAAAAAGTTGTCCTCTTAGTTCGTTTATTTCATTAAGTAATGCTTGAACTTCTTCGGATTGTCCTGTTACCCCTATATAAGAAGAGCTTCTTTTAACTAATTCTTCATGTGATCCTGCTCCCTTTTGGGGTATTTCAAAAAATAAACGGTCATATTCATTAAAAAAATCAGCTACAGTAGCTGGTTCTTCTACAATAGTAATGTCTTCTGGTTGGACTAATTGTTTAAATTCTGTGTCAATTACTTTAGGATATGATACTTTACCATATACCTGTTTTTGAAGTTTTACCTCTTGTTTAGCCATTATCTAACTACTTTAAAATAATTACCTTTATCTTCAATTATTAGAGTTTCATCTCCAATAACTGTTTTAACTATTAATTGATAGTATCTTTCTGGTTCTAACCCATCCATATAAACTGTAAAGTAGTTACTGCCACTATCAGCACTTATTTTTGTGTATGAAGTATCGAAATCTACTACCATTTCGTCTGTTTTAGCATCTTTTAGACCCCAATATGAAGATGTAGGTAGTACTTTAGTATTTAAATATACTGAACTAGTTTGGAAAGCCCTAGCAGGATATTTATCTCTTGTTTTTATTCTAAAATTGTATACTCCGCTGTCTTCAAATTCGCTTTTTAAATTTGTAAATGCTAATACAAAATCGCTTGAAGTTACAGCAGTTAATGGTGTAGCGTATAAGCTATCGTCCCATTTAAACTCTAATTCAGGTGGGTATATAGTGTGGGTATCTACGGAGAAATATTGTGTTTGAACGTATGAAGATGAAAATTCAATACTCGCGCTGTGTTTAACGATAAACCCATCGTTTACTACTGATCCACTGTTCCAATCTTGGATGATATTAGTAACATCCATAGATATATCCTTGTTACTTACATAAGTAAAATCTTGTGAAGCAGATGATTGATTTGTATACCAATCCCCACCCGCTGTAGTCCATGCTCTTGAACCCGATTCTCCTTTCCAACCCCATGAACACCCATCTTGTGTTTTAGGATTATCACTTACTCTACCAGTTCCCATATCCCAAGTTCCGGATACAGGGTATGTTTCTAAAGTATAGTTTAATGGTGCATTTTCAGCATTAGCAAGGTATAATTTTAAATTGCTTTGAAAAGCACTATTACCTATTTTATTTGTAATAATATCACTTATATCCGTTGTTTTGAATTGAACTAAGGCACGAGTAACAGCAGGTAAATCACCTTGAGCAGATGATAATTCATTAATTCCATTATAATTGGAAATGTCCAGTATTTCATCTAGCCCTGTATTTTGAGCAGGGTATTTAGATAAAATAAATGTATCTTTTTCGGGAAATATTTTATATACTGCCATTTTTTTTAGTTTGTTACTACTCTTCCTTGAATATCATCATTAGGGTATTTTAATTCAAAAATAGATGGGTCTAACGAAGGATATAATATCCCGTTTATAGTAGCACCCTTAATATCATATGCTAATTTTGAATATCCTTCTGCTTCTCCTACTTTATTTGTAAATTCTAACTTTTTAACTGTTTGAACTCCCTCTACACCATCAATTATATTTCTAACATTATTAGTTAGAATAGGTTGATTTATTTGCCATTTGTCTATGTCAAAGTAATCTTTTAATGCTGTTATAATATTATTTAATACTGTTTGGCTATTAAAATTTGGTAGTAAAATTACGTCAAAATTAATTCCTATATTAATAATAAAAGCATCTTTTATTCTAATAGCATCTGTTAACATTCTATATTCATTTAAGAATGTTTTTAGATTTGATTTTAATGCTGGGTCGGCTATGGTTAGGTCTTTAATATTATTTTGAGATAAAATATATAAGGATAAAGCATTAGTATCATATCTTTCTTCTTGTGTATTATCCTTTCTATTACTTTCTTGTGTAATATATACTTTAGATATTTTACCATATTTTGAAGGTAAAGATAAAGCTCTAATAGAATAATCATCTAATGTTACAGTACGTAGTTGGGTTGGGTATTGTGCAATGGATTTTCTTCTAACATCTTCATTTGTATCTCCATCTCCTCCCCCTACAGCAGGTTTATTGTTTGTAAAAGCTAAAGAGTTTCTAACTGTAGATTGTAAAGTTGAATCTAAGTTACTCCCAGCAAAAGTAACTGTACCTGAGGATAATATAGTGAGGGATTGGGCTGTTACATTTGAAACTGCTCCTCCTCCAACTAAATATTGTACTGTTAAGGTAGTATTAGCAGGAGCTAATCCATAGGTTTTAGTATAAGTAAAATTAGATGGATCCCAAGCTGTTGTTAATTTATCTGTTCCATAAGGTAATCCTAATCCTATATTATCAGAATTTGGGGTGATTATTTCATCCGGGTTTGAAGATACACCAGGTCCAAATTGTATTTCCAAGGTATTATTTGATTTGAACCTTTTTATAAATCTACGAGGAACTTTTTTTATTTTAAGTAAATGAGGTGTTGTTTCACTGTAGGCTTGAAGTGTAGTATCATTTGCTGAGGTATTAGTTACACTGTCAAATATTGTTTCTTGGGCTAAGTAAGGGACTTCATACCATCTATTACTATTACTGTCTGTTACTTTTACTACTTCTATAATATTTGTATCTTGAAGTTGAACAGTTGCAAATTTTTCAGGGGTTGTAAAAGTAAATTCTGCTGTTTTTAATGTTCCTGAGGTTGATTTTCTTTTTTTCTTTAATAAGTAAAAATTTGGGTTGTTTGAACTATCTAAAGAATATACAGATACTTCAGTTGGATCTGCACTTCCAGATATAGTAAAATCAACTTCATTTTCTATATAAAAAAATACATCGGTGTTATTAGAAGATTGTATTTGGGCTCCTTCAGCAATTCTCATTGCATAATTGTAATCAGGTTTTATTAATCCTGATACTGTGCTTGAAGGGACTATTTGGAATATTTCTATATCTGTTGTTGCAGCATTTGTTACTTGAGGGAAATATCCATGATTATAAGCTAATGATAATAAATTATCTCTTTGCTTGGCAAAGTCTAAAAAATTTTCTTGTACTTGATTATCTCCATAATATGCTAAAACATCCCCTACATAAGCAGCCATTTCAATTAACATCATACCAGCAGATGTCTCATTAAAATCATTATATGTTTCAGGGTAGTATATTTGAGCAAATTCAAGCAGTTTCTGCTTAAACCCGTCAAAATCTTTATTTAAATATTGTATTTCCTTAGACTCCGCCATTAGTGTTAATGTTTATTTGAAGTTCATCTTCTATATTTGTGTTAATTATTGAATAATTTAAGTTTATAATTACAGTTAAATTACCAGGTGATAATTCTACATTTAAACTATTTATTTGAACTTGTGGAAAATATGTTTCTACTCCACCATAAATTAAATTTTCAACTTGATCTGTTATATCTTCTGAAATAGGTTCAAATATTACATCACGAATACCAGACCCAAATCCAGGATTCATTATTCTTTCTCTTTTGCCTGTTAAAATAAAATTTAATAGGTTTGATTTTATAGCATCTTTAGTTGTATATGTTGTATTAATACCTGTGGGACCATCAAATGGTAATGATATTCCTACACCTGTACTAGGTTTAAGATCTAAAATGTCAACATTACGTACTATATATGTCATTATATTTTACCTTCTTCTTTAAATTTACCCATTAAACCACTAAAATCTGGTACAGCATCAATTGATATTTGGTTTATATCAGATGTTTTTTGATTTGATATCATTTCATCAACTGAATCTACTACTTTAGTAGGTGCTCCAGGCATACCACCTTGGAATCCTACAGCATCTTGTGATGACATTCCACCATTAAGGTTTCTCCATCCACCTTCAACATGTGTTTGATTTAAAACATCAGCTAAAGCACCTACCCCTTCAAATAAAGGTTTTGTAGGTTTAGTTTTTGTTGGGATAGTTTTGTTTTCTTTAAACTCTTGTACAACCGGCTTTTCAGTTATTTTAGTTTCAGTTATAGGAGTTTTCATAATTAAAGAAAGTTCTTCCTTAATTACGCTTCTTACTTCGTCTCTAATTATTTTTCTAAAAGCTTCTAATTTCATGATTATAAATATTTATATACTAACTTTTTCTTTTAAATGATGGGCGTAGTTTTACTTTTACTTCTGAATTGGGCCCAAATCCAATTTGGAATTTATCTCTAATATCCATGTCATCTATACCGTACTGAATTTCGGTTTCAGTGTATCTTTGTCTTAGAAGTAATTTTACCCATTTAGGTAATTCTTGTTCTTCAACTTTAAGGAAATAATCTTCAAATGGTATAGGTGGAATGCCTGCTTGATTATTTCTTATGGTTAGTTGTTCCCAATCTATTCTAGCTTGGTTTCTTAATCCTTCATACCATTGTGCTGTTTTCCTTTGTACTTCTTTTACTTTATCAGGATTAGGATCTAAACTACTTAACACTTGGGTTTTTAAAGTAGCTAAAAGTTCTTCATCTGAAAGTTGTTTATTTCCTGGTTGATTAAGTATTTGTCCTACGGTTTCAGGGTTAATATTACTTAAGGTATTAAATACATCTTGAATAGCTTTAAATTGAGGATTTGCTTCTTTTTGTTCTTGTAATAAAGGAGTAATTAAAGCATCAGTATTAACAGTTTTGTTTTTAGTATTTCCTTTAGGTTTAGAAGTTAATGGTGGTTTTGAAATTCCAGTTCCATCTACAGGTACAAAGTTACCACCTCCTATTCTACTTTCAATTGGTTCTTTTGGATCTACAGATCTACCTTCTATAGAATAATTTGGTTTTCCTTGAATAGCGCTAATAGCAGAGTTATTTGTTTGTGCTTTAATATTATTAGTTTGTAATGGATTTGCTCCTAAATCTTCAGCTAAACCTAAGGCATCATCATCTGTTATTTGGTTTGAAGAAGCATCAGCTGTGTTTACACCTATTAGTCCTTGTTTTAAGTATAAATTTAATTTATATCTAACCTCCGTAACAATTTGACTTAAATTATCACTAAATGTTAAATCAGTAGCGGCTACTATATTGTCATTTGAATCTAAAGCTATACCTCTTCTCCTTAATAATTTTTGTTTACTTGGATCTATAGGTTTATCTTCTTGTATTTTAATAGTATATCCTAAATATATTTCTTGGAAATTACCAAATCTATCATTAGGGTCAGCTTCAATAACTTGTTTTTGGTTATAAACATTTTCAGCTGCTTTAAGTAGAGCCTCATGTTTATCCGGATTAAATTTATTAAAAGTATAGTATTTTAATTTGCTTCTAAATTCTTGCCCTAAAGTTTCTTCAAAATTAACTCCTGTAGATAGTGAAACTAAATCACCATAGAAAATTATATTTCCAAATTCGTCAAACCCAAATACAGTATCAGCTAAAGGCATTATAGTACCTTCCCCATCTATAACAACAAAAGTAGATACTCCTGTAGTATTAACTAAAGCAGATCCTCTACTTCCAGCTTCAAATTTATCTAACTGAGGGAAAGCAGTTAGTAGGTTTTTAAGAGCAAAGAAATTGTTTCTAGATGCCTCTGCAGCTGCTTCTTGTAAACCAGATCCATTAAATCCATCACAGCTTTCTAATTTAGCAGCCAATTGTGATGTTTCTTTAATAATTAATTGGACATATGTTTTAACAAATCCTAAAATTCCTATTAGTCTTTCTAGTTCTTTACTAATTTTTTCAAGTAAATCAATAGCTCTAGATATAGCAACTTCTATTTTATTTAAAAAGTTAGTAACTGCTTCTATAGCTCCTACAGGTACAAATAAAGCAGGTAAAATTTTAATTACAGCTTTAACTACTTTTAAAATAATACGTATTACTTTTAAAACAATAGTTATTGTTTTTATAATAGTATTAACAAAATTTAAAGCTACAATTATTGTATTAATTATACCAAGAATTACTCGTGAATACATAACTATCCCCTTAAGGATAGCTGCTATTTGGTCATAGGGGATAGCATCTCTTAAAACTCTATTTATTCCTTCTATTTGTTTTTTAAAAACTTCCTGGATGGCAAATGTTATATTAGTGAAAGGTAAGATTTTATTGTAAAAATCTCTTAATACTCTTACTCTCTCTATAATATCTTGTGCATCAACACCACCTCTTAATGCTAAAGCAGCAGTACCTGTTACATTAGCCGCAGGTGCCGCTAATTCACCTGTAGTTTCTATTATTTTTTGAATATCTTTAAAAGCTGCTTTAAGTTTTGCGACTCCTGGGAGGGTGTTAGGTAGATCGTTAATTTGATTAGCTATGTCATTAACTCCTAATTCTCTTAACTCAGTAGTTAAATCTGTTAAGTCTGCAGCCAATTCATTAACGTCTCCTGTTAATTTAGATTCATATTCTATTTTAAATGAAGTAAATTCCCTTAATATTTCTTCACCTGCAGGATCAGTTTCTACAGTTCCTCTTTTATTAATTACATAAGGAGGAATAGAAGGGGATATACTTTCTACATTTATAACATATTCTTTTCCTAAAAATGGAAAATCAATATCAAAGGAATTATCTACGGTTCCTCTCATAGTAGATGTTATTTTAGGATCTTCTATTTGGGTTATAGTAACATATGACCCTCTAGATATAGCATCTTTTTGTGGTTTAAGTGGATCAGAATAAGGTACTGCTAATACTATTTTTCCTGTTTTAAAAGGTATGGTACCTACCTCATCTTCAGATAAAGGGTCAGGCACAGCTTCACCAGTTACTTCTTTAACTCCATCTATAAATGAAAAGGATCTAAATTTATTTACTAGTTCATCAATTTTACCCTGTGCTCTTCCTAAAGCATTTGCTACTGGACTACCTGGTGGAAATAATTGGCCAGCGGCAAATTGTAAAGGATTACACAAATCATAAGTATTTACTACTTTTAATGTATTATATATATTTTCTAATGAAGGGTTTGATCTAACATTCCCTATAGCTTTAATTACTTGACCCCTATTTTCCCTAGAAAAGAAATCTGCCTCTAACATTTCTATTTGAGCGTCTTCATCTCCATATACAAGAGTTAAAGCACCTTCCTGTAATTTATCATTAAATTTTGATAAAGAATTATATGCCTTTTCTAATATTTTTTTAGGTTCTGCCATTATTGAGTTTTAACTAATTCAGAAAGGGTTCCAGGTATTCTTTTTGCTAAACTTCTTGCTGCTTTTTGTAATGCTTTTCCTGCTCTATTAACAGTAGCTATATTTGTATCATTTGAATCTGTGGCTATTTTTAAATCTTCACATACTACTTGATCTAAAACTCTTAAAAATTCTACTAAAATAATAGCAAGTCTATCTCCTTGAACTACAGGGTGTGACGCTTCTAATCCTAAATATATTTCAGGTGAATTTATTATTGTTTTCCCTCCACTATCTACATTAAAAGTCCCTTGTGTAGAAATACCTACAGCTTTTTTACCTACTATAAATGTTGAATCTTCTTTAGAGTTAATTAGTACTCTATCTGAATCTATAATAATTTGATTTCCTCTGTATGGGAACTCAGGTTTATATGTGGTTGTAGGGGGAGCTATTGAATTATCAGAAGTAAAAGTTTCTGTTTCAAAATTGGGGACACCTTCTACTTCAGGACTAGAAATTGATAAACTATCGGAAATATTTGCTTCAGG